CAAATTGAAAAAGAATTTATTACCGAATCATTATCATGTGAATTAATAGGAATGAATGCGAAACTTATGTCGCAATATATAGATTATGTTGCGGATAGGTTACTTCTCATGTTTGGATTAGAGAAAGTTTATAACAGTGAGAATCCCTTTGATTGGATGGAAATGATTTCTGTTCAGGGCAAGACAAATTTCTTTGAAAAGAGAGTGGGTGAATATTCGAACAAAGCTAATCCAAACATTGACAGTGAAAAGAACAGTATATCATTTGATGAAGATGATGATTTCTAAATTTAATATTAATATAAACTATTATTTACTTTTGTTTTCCTTGCTACGTGAAAAATGTCTATCAATCTTTGATTTTGATTTAGCAGTTGGTTTCACGACCTTTTTAGGTAAATTAAATGAATATGATTTTTTATTCTCATCATAAATTAAATTTTTAATACCAACTATTTCACATATTTCTTCATTATATTCAACATCATTTACTTTGTTTAAAGATCCATTTTCACAAACATGAAATAATAATTTCTTAAGTTTTTTCTGATTATCTTTGCTAAGTTCTTTATTTTCGACTTCACTTTCAATAAACAGTGTTAAACGATTTAATTTAGATCCTTTATCAAGTTTTGTCCATGTTTTTTGAAATCGATTGTCTTTTTCTTTTTCAACCACCTCAATGATACTTTGCATTTACTATTAATACTGAAAGATTCTTTAAATAATATATATATTATATCATATATGGTATCCCGTAATAAGAGTAAGACTCATAAAAGAGCCAAATCAAACAGAACAAATAGGAAAAAAAATATTAATTATGAATTACACTATTTCAGAATGGATGGTTGTAAATGGTGCGATGATTTTCAAAATACTTTATTGCCAAAATTATTAAAAAAAAAAATAACGACTAAGATTTTCAATAAATCAGAAAATCCTCTTCTCATTAAAAAGTATCAAATTAAAACTTATCCCGCATTGGTTAGAGTTCGTGGGAAAAGACATAAATTGTTTAAGGATAAAAGAAACATGACTAATATTTTAAAATTCTTAAGATAAAATTAGAATTAATTTAAATCATAAAAAGTTAATTTCATTTTGTATGGTTTTGAAAACCATGCTAAAGAATTAGCATCATCGAAATCATATGAATATATTGTATATCCTTTACCTTCACCGCAACTGGTAGCTCTTTCCACACCTTGATACCTAGTATTTGGATTAGCGCACTGACCATATTGAAGATCGCACGCCCATTCTCTAAACTTACCTGTTAAATTACAACTACCGTGATAACAAGGTTGTCCAATAGGGTCATCAAGATTATCACCAGGTCCCTTACCTGATTGAAACATTATTGGGCAGCCTTTTGAATTCTTACATATATTGGCATTAGAGACATATCCGGGCACACCTTTTTTATTATATGTCTTATTCATAGTTACTAATTTAGCTGGATTTATACAACCACATTTTTGAATTCCATTTTTTGTAATACAATTTCCTTCTTCACAGGGGTTTTTTTGAAAAAATGTTGTTATATATTGCCCGTTATTATCTGTTGTGTTTTTATCTGAAAATTCCCATTTTAATTTAAAATTTACACCATCAACACCACTCATATTTGCACCAGCCTCTTTACCTGCTTCAATTTTAATCGGTATCCCGCAATCTGCTCGTTGTTTTTCAAAACCAGATGGAACCGAATCATATAAAGCATTGTAGTTACACCATTCTTTATTAGAATCCGAAGGGTCTCTTGTATCAACTAAACTTTTAAGAGGTTGTATTCTAAATGGACAGGATTTTGTAAAATTTGGAATATTTAATACGACATATGCCCCTTTTTTTAAACTTAATTTCTGCCATCTCGTCCCCGCCCCCAAATCAGAAAAATCCATACCGTTCGGCTCTGTTGGACCACTTAAATCGTAAGTTCCATTTGAAGTATTTACTTCCCATTGATTATTTGGAACAGGTAAATTAACAGCACCTTGTTTCCCCCCCTGAGCTTTACCACATTCATTATCTTGGGGGGCATCTATCACGCCACTATCACTATATTCCAAAAACACATGTAACCAAGGTTCTGTTGTGAAATTAACAATCTGTATTGTTGAATCAGATTGCTTGGTAATATCTATTCCACCATCTTGTTCGGGTGGTGGTGCTGGACCAGTTGAACACGGTGGTGCTGGTGGAGATGGTGGTCCCGGAGAAGGCCCTGGTGATGGTGGGGTCCCTGGTGATGGTGAGGTCCCTGGTGATGGTGGCATACAAGTTCCAGTTAATGAATCTTCTATATATGGAACTTCTGTATTTAAAATTTCAGATTGATTATGTAAATATTTTAAATATGTTTTATATATTTTTCTATCATTTTCATCGGCATTCGAATTATTTAGTGGAAATAATAAATTATTACAACATAATTTCTTACATGAATAAGGGGCTTCGGATACTGTGCTACCATTAATAGGATCAGTTGGATTATAACCAGTACAATCTTGTATCAGATTACTTGTTGCTGTTGTACCATTATCGCCGGAACTATTTGTCCATGGTTTCGGTCCAACATATGGACCAGTTGGACCTTCATCTACTTTTTTATATTTACATATACAGTCATTATCAAGTGTTCCACATCCATTTTCGCTATTATCACCCCAAAAGCAACTCTCATCTTCAGGTGAGAATTTTTGTGTGATATATCTTTCAAATAATTTTAATGTTTTGTGATTTTCATTTTCTTTTCTCCATGGAGTTGCAAAATTGGCGGGACTTAATTTTTTATTTGAATTCCCACATATTGCGAGTGTGTTCAAGTGATCATTATTAAAATCCAGATCTACTTCGGCCAAAATATCTAATTCAGATTTAACTTCATCAATATCATTCTTTATTTCACGAATATCTTCTGGAGAATCTGAAATATTTTCAGATCCACTCACAAATCTAGCATGAGGCGGCTGTTCTACATCTTCAACAGCAGAAGGTTTTCTATTCTTATTTTCTCTAACAACTACAGTATTATCCGGATAATACTTGCCAGTATAGATTGTATTTGTGAAATCTGGAAGAAATAATTGACTGAAATTTTCTTTTACATCGCTCAAGAAATATAATAAAAGAAAGAATCCTATTATTATTAAAATATGATTCATATAATTAACTATAGAAATTAATACATCAATGATCGCATATAAATTTAAATTATTATCTAAATATGATTTATAATGTCCAAATATAATATTTATATTATTTGTAAAACAGAAGAAGATTTTTTAAGTAAATCTGATGAATTATTTAAAAATTATAAGTCTAAAATTTGCCACATTCATTGGGTTCCCGCAGAATATCTTAAATTGACTCAATGTAATAAAAAAATATTAAAGGATCTCAATACAAGGTGGAATACAGACGGTAAAAAAATACTAGCTAAACTAGGAACAATTGCCGCTCATCGTAAGGCACTTTTAGCAATTTACATGAATAAAACAGATAATAATATTATCCTTGAGGCCGATGCTACTTTGTCTGATAAACTACCATCACCACCACCGGTGTCGTGCTATCTAGGTGGATGGATTATTCCACCTCAAATAACAAAAGCAGGGGTAGTGAAAATAAATGTTCACCCCAAGAAAGGATTAAACGATATAGAATATGGGAAATTTAGTGTCTTAATGGCACACGCATTATTTATTAAGACATTTGAAGAAGCGATACAGTTATTTCAAACTACAATCACTGATAAGATAAAAAATTATGATGTTCATTTAATTGATTTACAATTCTTCAAAAAATATTATTATCCACCTATCTTTGTTCAGGGTAAGCATGTTTCAGAAATTGATAAAGTTACAAACAAGAATGATCTAAGGACGCATCTATATGGTCTTAAGATGTAAAATCTTAAGAATTATTTATCTTTTTCCTTTTCCATCATTTTGATGATGTTCATCCTAACTTGTATCTGTTGATTCATCAACTCACTCATCATATGTTCATTTAGATTTTGAAGAATTTTCTTCTTGAGACGCCTCGTATGAGGTGTATTGGGAATACTATGATCTACCTGTTTTTCTTGTGTTTTCTCTTTAAAGAACTCGATTACTTGATCCTCTGTCATTTTCTCAAAAGTATCTTTTTCTTCTTTCTTCTTGTTCTCTGCTTGAATTAGATTCACAATAATTCCTCTCTCTTTTTCTAGACGTTCAATCTTATCCATGTCCCAAGAACCATTCTTGGGCTTGCTTAGTCTTATCTTCTTTTCAACTGATCGTAGTCGCTTTTGATTCTTGCTGAGAACAGCCATACTCTTTGATTGTTTTATTTCAAATAATCAAACTACAAAATCAAATTTTTTTAATAGAATGACATTTCGCTTAAACTTTTTTCTGTCGGTAATTCACTAACACCTTCACTAACACCTACACTCAAATTATCACTAACAGCATCATTCTTATCCGATTCATTTGCGACCAAACTTTCACCTTTGGATTTCATGTCTAAATAATACATCTTTTCTTTATCTTTAACAGTTTTGTTATCGGTTGATTTCTTCTTTTCAACTATACTCTGCATAACTCGTTCAATTTTATCATCACCTTGATCATCTTCTTCATCATCTGGTAAATCTTCATCACTAACAGCATTAAATACATCGGTTAAACCAGATAACATTTTCAAAAAACCAACTGAAAGTGGTTCATTTGGCCCAATTCTTTCCATAATATCTGTTAATATCTTTTGTCTCTTTTCGATTTCTTGTTTAATAGTGAGAGATTCCTTTTTTAATCTCTCCATTTCTTTTGCTATCAGAGTCGGTATCAAAATGATATTCAAGAAAATAACATTAATATTATCAGGGATATGTCTATTAACCTTACGATTAACATGCTGAATCATGTTAGTTTGCTCTTCGGCTTTCATTAGACCATCCAAATAAAATGGCTTCTGCCTAGTACTTAAATCACATAATATAGCACGATATTTGGGTTCATATTCATATTGTTTTGTTTCGATTTGAGATAAATTATCTCTCAAGATATCTTCACATCCTTGAAATTCATCTCTCAAACTTTCAACGGAATTATAAATACTAGATTCTAAATTATCGGCGTTTAGATTTAAACTCTCTAATGTATCAATATTTCTTTGATATAAATTTCTCATATCAACAAAACCACCATTATCATAGCAATTAATTGGACATTTAAATAGTTCAATCGGATCAATTTCTTCACCCCATTCATTCAAAACTTGTGTTACTTTATCGCGAAATACAGGGGAATCATTCAATCTGACAACCATATCACCATTTAGTTTTTGCTGAATTACAGATAATAATCTTAATCTATCAGTGTTGTGCTTTTTACATAATTCATCACAGTGATCCAAGAATGAAATATTATGAATTTGATTTCCACACATGGTGGGGATTCTAATATGTGACTGTGGTCCTTCTAGACCTTTGGAAACACGATCCACAAATTGAGGTAATTTATAATAATCTAATTCACTCATTTATATATTTTAGTATTTATATTATTTATTTTTCTTTTAACTTATTAATTATATGGAATGTATTTTAATTGCCGATACGGGTTCTGGTGAATCCGAACAATATAAAGTCGCTACATCAATGGAAAACTTAATCAAACGATATCCTAAAATATCGTCTGTGATAATTGCAGGCGATAATATTTATCCAGATGGTTGTGGTGATATTCATGATGAGCAATTTAATACCAAATTCAGAAATATTTATCAAAACATAAAATTACCGTTTTATTTATGTTTAGGAAATCATGACTACCATAAAAATCCACGTTCACAAGTAGATTATACATACAGTCAATACAACGAAGATAAAAAATGGAATATGCCAAGTAAATGGTACACTAAAAATTTCCCTTCATGTGATTTTTTCTTTATCGATACCAACTTTGAATGGTTATCTGAAAGTGTCATACAAAAACAATTTAGAGATACAGTTAAATCTATTAAGAAATCAAATAAGAAATGGAAAGTATTATGTGGTCATCACACTTGGCGTTCAGTTGGAGGACATGGAAATGCTGAACCGAGACATGAAAAGTTTATGGATGATTTACTAAAAAGAGTAAAAATAGATTTATATGTTTGCGGTCATGATCATTGTAAAAGTTTAATAATGGTAGGTAAACATAAAATTCCCACTTTAGTCATAGGGACAGGTGGAAAATATTATGATGAATCCTATTTTTATGTAGATAAGATGAAGGAAGAAGATGATTCAGTTTTAGAGTATTTTTCTCCAAATATAGGGGCATGTTATATGAAATGCGATGATAAATCATTGAGTCTAACGTGTTACGATGAAAAATTACAAAAAGAATATAAATACTCTATGAAAAAATAAATTTTAATACTTGCGTTTCAATTCCAAATAGATAATGCAATACAATTCCAATCAAAAACAATCCGATTGTTGTAATTACTAAAGGTATATCTGTAAAATAAGTTATTATGAATGCCCCTACTATAGTTAAAAAATAGTCCACAATAGAAGTTCCCTTAAATTTATACTTATGAACCCCGGTTCCAGGAGCACCAAATATATTCTTATATTTACTTAAATTGAGAAAAGGCATTATTCTTTATTTACTATTTCATTATAAATTTTTTAATTATCCAAATTTATTTTATTTTTATATATTATAAATAATGGATAACAGTACTGATAATATCACTGCCCCTGCCCCAACCCCTGCCCCTATGTGCGGTGGGGGTAAAAGAAAGAAGTCCAAGCTCAAAAAGAGCAAGTCTAAGCGGAGCAAGCCTAAGCGGAGCAAGCTCAAAAAGAGCAAGTCTAAGCGGAGCAAGCCTAAGCGGAGCAAGTCTAAGCGGAGCAAGCTCAAAAAGAGAAAGCCTAAGCGGGGCAAGTCTAAGAGGAGCAAGTCTAAGCGTGGGTCTAAGAGGCGTTAAGTTCAAATGATATTCTATCTTTTAAACAAAGTTTAAATGAATTCTAGATGACATTCCCACATATATCTATTAAATTTTAAATCTACTATCATTTTGTATTCTTTTCCGATTATATCATATTCATGTAAATGATGTGAATCCTTTGGAAAAATATAAGACAATTGTTCCTTATTACTATACTCTTTATTGTTTCTTTCAATATCAATTCTATAATTTTGAATAAACTTAGATAAATGCGTCAATAATGGACCTTTAGACTTACTACTAGAATATCTCCAATTAATACATTTATTAAAATAGTAATGTGTGGTATGAACCAATGTATCTAAATAATCTTTACATTCTTCGCTATCATATTCCAATAATTTATAGCGTTTAAATTCTTTTTCCGATTCTAAAATAGGTAAATTTTCAATCATCTTTTTAACACTATCTTTATCAGATGTAGTATTACATTGAAAGCGATAAATATCTTCCAGCGATAAACATCCACTATCGATCGAATTTTCATTTTCATCATGTTCCAAGATAAACTTTTTAAAACATTGATAATCATTATAATATTGATTAGAAATTTTCCCTCTTTGTCTTTTGCGAATCATAATAGTTTTAGTAATCATATCGCTTTCTAAAGAGGATAACTCTGAGATAAATTCCTTAAAAAATGTCATATGAATTATATTTGGTAACCTTCTATCAATTAATCTAAAATAACCACCATATCTATCTTGTAGTTTACTATAGGTATCTACTATTACATCATGACCACCATATCTTAAATTTAATGAAGATATATGATTCATAAAATCATTTCCCAATAAGAAACACATAAAAATATAATCATCGATTATGATAGATTCTTTTACTATTCGCCTTAAATGAAATGATTCTAACAAATGTTTTTTTAATGAATCTATTTTCAAATAGATATATTCTGAATCCGTATTTTCAATATTATAATCAGTTGTTTCTCTGAGTAATACAATATTGTTTTTTTGAGAGACTAATGATAATTGTATTAAATCTGCATCTAGGCCATAGATGCATATTTTACCCTTTAGATTGTTATTCAAAATATAATGTAATATTTTATGTTCTCCTTCGCCTCTATTATCGCTATCATCAAGGATAATATTTTTATGTTTGCCAAAATGCTTTATTAAACGGATATTCAACGTCTTCATAAATTTGGTCCCGGGTGAAATTGCGTTTGTATTCCACGAAGACTCTGTATTATATTTTCTTTCTAACGCAGATTTATGTCTTCTCATCCTTTGCTGCTTCATTTTCATTTTAGGCGCGACGCCATCAATCGCAATATAGATAGTATATTTAACTCCTGTATATTGTATTAATTTATCAATTTCAAATAATATTTTGTCTATAATTTCACTTTCATCATTTAATCCTCTCGCGCATGGATGAATTAAGCAATTTAGATCAAAAAAAAGATGATTAATATCATCGTAAATATCTTTATGTAAAATAGTGTCACCATAATCTGAAATTAAGGTTTTGAAATAAACAGGGATACCCATTTATAATGAACTTAATAATAATGCTAGTCGTATCTTTAACTAACTAAATAAGACTTATTACTAAATAGTAATGATCTATATCATTTTCGTATAAATGTTTAAAATACATGTAACCCCAAATGTATAAGAAAAGATAAAAGACTAATTCGTAAATTTTCTCCATTTGGATGGTTTAAAGGTTTTAATTAGGTTAAGAATATATAAATCAAATTTATTTAAGCTTCTTAGATTTACGCTTTTTAGATTTACGCTTCTTAGATTTACGCTTCTTAGATTTACGCTTTTTAGATTTACGCTTCTTAGATTTACGCTTCTTAGATTTACGCTTCTTATATGATCCCCGCATTTGAGGAGATGGTTCTAACATAGATCTTAATTCTGGTTTTAATAGATCGAATCTTTTAAAACCTTGTGTAAATTCTATAGCACAAGCCAAAGCGTGACCATTAGATTCTTTCGCTATTTCAAATGTGTTAATCTGCGCAGATTCCATATATTTTTTTTCATATTTATCAACTTCCATAAAAAATTCTCTCATAACTTTAGATTCTAAAGGAGACGCACCCGAATTTCTTTCAAAATTTTCATTTAAATAACCATCATAGATTTCCATTTTAATATCATCTAAATCCCCCTGTTTATTACCTTTTTCCGGTATATTTTTTATTAAAAAATATGCTTCTAATAAATCTTTAAAATCAGCAAGGCCAATGGGCATATATATATATATATATTTTTTTAATATTCTGTTGAAATTTTATATAGATATTCATTAATAAACGTTTCTTTATTGCGAATTATCAATTCCAAAGAATCTAAATAAATATCTCTATTTATATTTTCATGTATTAATTTTAATAATGAGATAGCAGATTGTATTTCTGAATGAGTCCATATTTCTTTTAATGAATCTATCACTGGATTAATTTCAATCTTTTCTCTACTTGTATCATTGTTCTTGATGACATCGATATAATGATTTAATGTATGCTTTATAGTGCTATTACTTTCATAGTTGCTATTTAATATGTTAATACCTTTGATACATTCATCATAAAGAAATTTATATGAATCATATGGATACCATTCTACGCATTTTAAGATAGGATGATATAAATTATGTAAATCCTCTCTCGTATCCCCATCCAACATTCTTATCACACCTTGACTATAAGAAGGGTTTTGATACTGAATACTATTATCTCTAATAGATATTTTTGTACCTTTCTCTTTGTATTGTAGCATAGATAATCGAAATATTACATTAAGTGGTTCAAGTATAAAATTTTTCTCTCTTTTATCTTTAGAAAATGATTCTAAATATTTATATATTTGAAACATATTACTAATTTATACTTATTTAAAATTAAAATAATAACTTAAGTTATAAATTATGTTAAAGATTCTCTCATTTGCTTTATATTTCGAAAATGTTTATTCTCAATTAGTAGGTGATACGCGAGATACTAATAATTGTTTAATTTCAGCAGGGTACACTTTCTGTGAATCTTCTAATTTGTGTATCAGAGCATGGGAAACACCTTGCTCCGATCATTATACTTCATGCGATGATTGTTTATCAAAACAAAGAAATGGTATAAATATCGCTTGCCCAATAAGTTGTGATGTAGAAGCACCTATTAGTATTCCATTACCTGAACCAAAATGCCCTGAAGTTATGTGTATGATGTATTGTAAAAATGGTATGATTCGAGATGATAACGGGTGTAATACATGTCAATGTAATAATTCGCCGATAGCAATTGATCCTGTATATGTGCCGACCCCACCACCTATGCCTGATGCAATCAATCCATTCTTAAATACTTGCTCTATTAATCAAATGGCAGTTTATCATGAGTGTAACAGTGATTGTCATAATTGTGATTTTGAAAACACTAGAATTATATTAAGTGATTGCATGAATAATGATGTCAGGGCTAGTAATGATTTATGTCAAGGAGAAGTTCATTCTTGTAGTATTCCTTACAATGATTGTAATAATGAATTTGTATGTCCAAAGATTACTGAAGTAACCGATTGCGGTGAAAACGGTTTACAAGGATATTCAACGTATCGGTTATCATTAATCGTTAAAAATTCAAAGGTTCGGAATATATATGCGATTTATGGTGATGAAGATAATTCTCCAAAACCAATGATTATCCCACCCGCTTATCAAAGTATCATTAATTTTAATAGTAATATTGGTGGTGTTTTACCCGCTATTGTGAACATTGACCCAGATACCCGATATGATAGTTGGTTAACGATCGGTATTACAGATGGAAATGGTGATAATGAAATTTCAACTGTTGGCATAGATTTTTCAGCATGGTCCGAGAATGCGGGTATTCATACTACGAATGGTGCTGTATTTACAGTGGATCCAGGAATAAATGTAGTAAATGGTGATGAATATGTTGTCGCTCAAATTACTATTCCAAATGATAGGAGTGTTGAATTAACACTAAACGCACAAGGGAAAACTAATTGTAAAGAATGTAATCCGAATAATAATTCTTGGAAACAAGAAGAGATTATCTTTAGTATTGTTCCACCAAGAAGAACTCGGGTGGATACTATCCCGCAATCATGTGCTACTTGGTTTGATGGATGTAACACGTGCCAGGTTGTAAATGGGCAAATTAGAGGTTGTACTCGTATGATGTGTTTTAGAGAAGAAAACCCCTATTGTACTCAATTTCAATCAATCGGTCATTAAATTTTAATTATTTTACAATTAAATTTGATTTAAAAATATTAACATAAATTAATAATATAACATGTTAATTCCACCTCGTTGTTACACTTGCGGAGAAGTCCTTGCTGATAAGTGGATACCCTATATTTCCGCAGTTCAAACGGATAAGAATAATATGAATGGTTCGGTAAATTCAGAAGAGGATTTACTTGAGTTAAAATATATTAATGTTAAAAATCCAAAAGCAGAAAAGAGCATTGAAGGAAAGGTTTTAGATGAATTAGGATTACATAAGTATTGTTGTAGGCGTATGATGTTAGGTAATGTTCATATTATTTCATACTTATCTTAGGCTTTTGATAAATTAAATATCCTATTAAGTAAAAACATACTATTGAGATAAAGGTATTTGTATTTGTATTATTTTTTTGTATAACAAGATACAATAAAGGAGTTGCTAAGAGATACATAAACGAATCTCCTATAACAGCTCCGGTTTTAACACTTTCAGCATAGCCCTTAAACTCATCCATAACTGTATTCTTATTTTTAGGATATGGTTTTACAACTAAGAAATAAAATAAGAAGTCATGTGTAATCTGAACAAGTAAAACTAATCCTAAGTATTTTAACATTTCATAATCTGTATTAATATAGTTTTTTTCTATTAGATATTCGTAAATATATTTAGCTATATAAAATCCTATCAAAACAGATAAGACATCCAAGATAACCGCAGACCATCCTAGGTTATCATACCATTTATTAATTGCTATACCAGTAAAAGGACTTTTAGTGAATCTAAATAAATACAACATAAATAGTTCAATTACAACCGCGGCGGTCAGGAAATGTAAAAATGTTAAATCTTTTATCATTTATATATTTTATATATTTTATAATATAAATATGAATTTTTCGATGAATAATTATCCGATTAAAATATCAATCGAAGCACTAGTTGTTGCTTTATCATTGGTCATACTGGGTTATTGTATACAATATGTCTCTGGAATTAGTAATCCTTTATTATTGCTATTCGTGACTGGATTTTTAGTTCATTTAATATATGATTTATTAGGACTAAATAAGTATTATTGCCAGATATGTGCTGGCTGTAAATGAAATAAATAATTTATCTTATTTTTTACAATTAAATCTATTATTAAAAATATAATTTAATATAATAGATATGGTAGTTTCACCTGTACAAGACATGCCTTCGGATGTAGACTATGATAGACTAAAATCGGATATAAAAGATCAAGTGAGAACAGAAGTAATGCAAGAGGTAAGTCAAATGATTCAGTTACAAAATAGTGAAGTAGAGAGTGACTTGGTGAGAATGAGACAATCATTACAAGGAAACACTGCAAATGAAAATGATTTACAGGATGATCAAATAGATCAGCTACTAAATGTCCATATGAGAGATATTACAAGAGAAACGAGACCTCAAATGAGTAGTGCTGGTTTAGAGGTAAATAATAAACATTTTAAAGATCTAAATAATCACGAGTTACACCAAATAAAAAAAATGCATGAAAAAGATCATATGATAAAATCCAAAACAATTTTAGATGAATCACTTGGGGATATCATGAACAAATTAGTTAATTTTTTAACATATTCATTTGATGGCTATACAAAAGCGTATTACGAAGCCGAAGTAATGGAAGATGTTTATGATAATGATAAATCTACATACCAAATGATAAAAGTGAACTTAATTGCGATAGTAATATTCATGAGGAAAGATCAAAACATCTTGTATATAGGTATATTATTGGTTTTATTATCAATTATAATCTATTTAGTAAATATAACTACATCATGATAGATAGTGTCGATACTAATAATTTTTTAAAGACTATTATTCAACCTAATATAAAATTTTTAGCAATAGTAACAGTTGTAATAATTTTAATATCAAGACAATTAGAAACAAATGTTATTTTTATGATTAGTATTTTACTTTTTGTCTTTGTAAATTACAAAAATATAAATGAAACATTTAAAGATATCAAAAGAAACGAGAAAAAGAAATACGATAAAGTAATAGAAGATAATCATAGAGTAAAACACGAAGTTCATTTTAGTGAAGACTTGAATAAATATCTACATAAAATGAGAAAATTTAGGAAATATAATCCTCAATCATACGATTCCGCTTACAATTACATGAAAATGTTTATGTATATTGTTCATGATTTAGAAAAAGATGATATATCTCATCCAAAACAGTATTTTGAGAATGCACAGATGTATTTAAAAAAATCATTAAATTTATTTCAGAGTATTTCATTGTCTGTCCCAGAAGAAAATTATATTCATGCTTTAAAATATAATAAATACGAATCAAATAAATTATCAAATAGGATAGGCGAATTATGTAAGAAGATATACAAACAATGTTACTATATTTTATATAATTTATCCTTGCGTTTTAATGAAGATTTCTTTAAGAAGCCAGATATTTATAAAACGGAAATAAATCTCAACTCTGATGTAGTTGAAGAAAGTAATACATTTGATCATTCTTATGAATTATTTTAAGTTTAAGTTTAAATTTATTTTTATCCTTACATTTAATGAATTGTTTAAAAGTCCACCCAGAATTATTAATTAAACGAATTGATATAAAACTAAGAGATGGTGAATATACATTTTTAAATATATTAAATGAATATAATATCCCTATTAAAATATATTATGATTATTTAATTGGAATAGATGAATATAAATTAAAGAATGTGTGGAATCATGTTATTAGTAGATGGAATACTATGAAATTATCTTTAAAATCCAATGGTGATTTTAAAAATAGTGAATACGCTTATGGTGAATATCATCAAATTCATTATAAAATGAAAGATGATGAGTTAAATATACTATTAAATGATTTCATCAATGATTCACCTGTCCGATGTTTATTTGTTGCGAATTGTATCCAAAATTATATTTATCCAAAATAATTTTCTAATATATATTATAAATAATATGGTTCAGACTGGTGGTAGAAGGAAGAGAACTAAAACTGGTCGTAAGGCAAGTTCGAAGTTTTTAGCTGCTGGAAATGCATGGAGACAGCATGTAAAAAAGACAATGGCTCAGAATGTTGGAAAGGATTTTAAGACAATTCTTAAATTAGCAGCAAAGACATACAGGAAAGGTCGTCAGAGTTTAAAAAGATTTAGCGATTCTAGCATTAGCATTGAAGTGAGAAGCAAGAAGGCGGGCAGGTCTAAGAGAAACACTAAGCGCACTAAGCGCCCTAAGCGCACTAAGAGAGGAAGCAGTAAGAAGCGTAGCACTGGATTATTTGGATTATAAAGTAATTACAAATAATTATAAGTGATTAAATTTATTTAATCTAAACTATTTAAACATATTTTTTGTATATTAAGTGTAGAAAACACTTAACTATGCCTAACGCGAAAGGTGGTAAGAAATTCAAAAAAGGAAAGAAACAAACATTCCATGAAAAAACATTAATTTATAAAGATCCTAAAGAGGATCAAGAATATGGAAAAGTAATGAGAGCAATGGGTAACGGAAGATTTGAAGTCCAATGCTTTGACGGAAAAACAAGGACGGGTATCCTTGCTGGAAACATGCGGAAACGAGTATGGGTCAATAAAGATGATATTATATTATTCAGTAAATGGGAATTTACAACAGATGATGATAAGTGTAGTATTATTCATAAATATGACATAGATGAATCTAAGCGTTTACAGAAAGAGGGTGAATTTCCGGATACAGTGAATTTAGATGAAGAAAATATGTTTGTAGACGATAATAGTTTTACGTTTAATTATGATTCCGGATCAGAATCCGAAGACGAAGACGAAGATAACGGTGGAAAAGAAAAAGATAAATCTTGGTGGACGACACAAGATAAAGATACAAATGATAATACGGATGTTTGGCAAAGTGAGAAAATTAATTTAGATGATATTTAATTTCTAATGAATATATAAATATGGTTGTTCAGGGGGATCCTTTGCAATTATGTCAAACCGGATTTACAGCTGGTACGGATACAGGTGATGTTGGTAATACTAATGAGTCTTTTGCAAATAATATGGAATTACGTGGCGGTGGAAAAAAGAAAAAATATAAGAAGCGTAGAACTCAAAGGAAAAAGAGAAGCAAAGGTAAGAAAACAAGGAATTATAAATGTAAATCTTGTAAGCGCAAAACATGTAAGTGTAATAAGAAACATAATAAACGCACTAAACGCAATACGAAAACAAGGAGAAATCGTTAATTAATTTATTTTAAATTTTATTTAATAACATTATTTATTTTTAAATAATAAATGATTGTTACATTTGGTAAATATAAACACGATTCGGTAAAAAATATTATCGAAAAAGATTATCAATATTCACAATGGTTAATTACACAACCGTGGTTCACTATAAAGCATAAACAATTACATCATCAATTTTTACACGAGATGAATAGTTTATCCCAAACTCAGGAATATTCTACATCTGATAGATTTATAATATATACCGACGGCGCTTGTAAACACAATGGTTCAGATAAAGCTAAGGCAGGGATAGGAGTTTATTTTAATAAAAATAACATGATTAAAATACCGAGTGTTTCGGAAAGATTAACGACTGTAAAACAGACAAACAATGTCGCCGAATTGACTGCTATATTAAAGGCATTAGAATTATGTGATAGTCGCAGTATTACTCAAAAAATATTAATTTATACCGATTCAGATTATAGCATGAAGTGTATTGAAATTTGGTATCCTCAGTGGAAGAAAGAAGATAAAATGAAAGAAAGAAAAAATATTGATATTCTACAAAAAATTGATAAACTATATGAGAAATTAGATGTAGAATTCAAACATATAAGATCTCATACAGGATTAACAGACGTTCATTCGAGAGGAAATGAAATGGCGGATAAATTAGCGGTACAAAGTTTACTTTAGATTACACTTGGCTAAATCTAGGCTATCATAGGAGCACTAATCTTTTCATGATAATTATAATTTTCGATTTTAAAATATTCTTCTTTTATATCATTTATATCTGTGCATTCATCTGAAATAGTTAATGTAGGGAATGTTAAAGGTATTCTTTTTATCTGCGTTCGCACAGCTTCTACATGAGAATCATAAATATGAGTATCTCCTAAGATATGAATTAATCTACCTGGTTCATAACCTGTTAACTTTGCTATGATACATGTTAGGTATGAATAAGACGCAATATTAAATGGAACACCTAAGAACATATCACCTGAACGTTGATATAATTGACAATCGAGTTTATTTTCATTTGTATTCACATAAAATTGACACATGACATGACAAGGTGGTAATGCCATCTTATCTAAATCAGGTGGATTCCAAGAACTCATTATAATACGCCTTGAATGAGGATAATTTTTTATGAGATTAATAATGTATTGTAATTGATCACTGCCTTTACCGGTATAATCTGTATTAAAATCTTTGTATTCGGCTCCAAAATGTCTCCATTGAAATCCGTAAACAGGTCCTAAATCTCCTTCTGCATAGTCTAATCCACGACTGTCTAAAAATTCTCTACTAGAATTACCATCCCAAATACGTACCTTTTTCTCATTTAATAGTTTATTGCTTGTAGACCCTTCGATAAACCAAAGTAATTCTCTTAAGACAGTTTTATGACCAACATGCTTTGTTGTAAGTAATGGAAATCCTTTACTCAAGTCAAATATCATCCTTTCACCAAATAGTGATAAAACTTTGCTGTTCCTACCTTCAGTAGGGTAACCTTCATTCATAACCTTTTTCAGTAAATCTAGATATTGATATTCTTCTGTATTAATATCCTTTAGATTGTGATAAATATTGAAATGAAAACTAACCGATTTAGTATACGTTTCTCTTAAATATTCTTGTAAATATCCTTTTTCGCTGTTATCAATATGAGGTCTGCTACATATTTCATGTTGGATATCAGATTGATCAACTAATTTCATATTTTCAAGTAATTTGAGTGGAAAACTGTGAGTTGTATCTCTTGGATGATAATTATCATCAAATCTAGTTAGATATATCTTATTTAAGTTTTCATAGTATTCTTCTTCGCAACACTCCTTGAAAATCTGTGACCCACCAATTACAAAGATTTCTCCTTTAATTTCTCCTTTAATTTCTTTACAGAATTCAAAAGCATCTTTTAATGAACGAGAACACTTTACACCATATGATTCTTCTACACTATGATTTCTACTCAGTATAATATTGTATCTATCTCTTAGAGGTCGTTTAGATTCAGGGATGCTTAACCATGTATTGTATCCCATTATTACTACATTTTGATGTTCTCCTGCTGTTGTTATCTTCTGAAAGTTTCTCAAATCTTTTTTTGAATGAATTAGTAAATCATTTCCTTCGCCGATAACATTATGATTGTTTACCGAAACAACGATACTGAATTTCATATTTATATTATTTATTAGTATAAATATCTTTAATTAGATATCAAATTTTTTAATTTACTAATACTATAGTGTTATGTCAATGTATGTAAGAAATAAAAATTTAGATCCAATTTCATTTGGACCCAGTGAAATATCACCCGAGCAAAGTATTCATGGTGTAACACCATCTGATGTTAGAAGTGATTTAGAGAATGATACTGATAACCAATGTCATTCCGCAAGTTGTGTAAGAAGACCTAGGAAATCCCCCCCAGAAGGGAAGGTCTTTTGCTATATTTGTGGATATCCCTGTTTTCAAAATGGTGGAACAATATATGATACATTTAGTGTACAATGTGAACATGTATTACCAGTCGCAGCTTTGTCATTATTAAGTGGATTAGCCGATGGAACATCCAGTTCCGAAAAAGATAAAAAATTCAGTGATATAGTTAAAAAAGTAAAAAATAATATATATATTGATCAACCTTTATCAGATGAATATGATATGTGGGCTGGTAGAATAATAGGTCGCCCTCCTGACCCAAATTCACCATCTACTAGTGATATAACAACAACAGTAGAGGGGGGAGGTGTTAAGGGGAGCGCTTATCATTGGGCTCATCCCGCGTGTAATATGATTAAAAGTAATTGGCCATTTATTATATTGTGTTATACAAAATGTGGAGTATTTTTTGTTTCTGATAATTTAAAAATTTTAATACCACCAGATAAAGAAATACCAACGGGCGATGAAGCAAGACATATACTTGAACAACTGCCTAACCAACAAGGTTTTCAAAGATTTACCAATTTAAATGACTATTATAATGAAGCAATTAGTACACAGAATTTAAGATGGTTATTAAATACTATTTTAGGTTTTACTAATGTGTATAAATCGTGGTCTGAATTATGGAAAAATGCTCTCTTATTAAAAAAGGGAACAAAAGGGATAGACTGGACTAATGATGGTTATAAGCAATTTTTACCAAATGGTGGATTTAAGAAAGATGATCCTATTTTTAGTGAAGCATTTGGTAAATTAAAAGATGGAGATCCACCCAATGATTTAAAATTAAAACTACTAATAGATGGTGAAATACAATCATCTGAAGATGGTGATTATATTCCTTATTCTGTATGGATTGAACGGAGAATTCAGAAAGTTAAAAATAATATTTTAATACCATTATTAAAAAATATATGCTCATATGGAAAACGTAATCTTACAGCCCCACCTTATCCAGTATATAGAATTAGTAAAATGAATCAAGAAGATATACCAAGAGTTAGTTTTTTTTCTATGATTTCAACTACGGTTACAGGATCAAGGGTATGTCATAACATGGCAAAACTAAAAAAAACATTCGATCAAGTTTCTAAAGATAAAAGATCAAAAAAAGTAAATATAATTTGGGGATCAATTTTATTTGAAGAATTATTAGAAGTTAGTGCTAGAGTTATTCGATCTAAAGGGACAGAACTTAAATTAAAATTTGATAAAGCTACTTCATCAGCTATTAGAAAA